CAAACCTTTAGCTATGTAGTTTACACCGGGCAAGTCGCGTATAGACCAGTTGTCTTCTCTATAGTTCCAGATAAGGGCAAAATTAGGGAACCCGTTTGTAGCACCTGTCTGGGGGAAGCATATCCATACTTCGTTCTTGACTTTATTATGAGCTAAAAATGTTCTGTGGAAATGGGTCGAATCTATCTCAGAAAACAAAAATGTTTTCATATCGTTTTCTATAATGCTTTTAATAGTATTACCGTTATGGATAACTACATCGTTAGTAGTCATCATAACATGTCTGCCATCTCCCAGATCAGTTACAGCGTCTCGGGCAAACAGCCCTGTATCTTTAAATTTTTCGCGCACGTTAAAGACAAAGTTTCCTCCGACGTAGTTCAGAGAGAATACACTGTCTTCTTTATATATTATAAGTTCGTTGCCCAGTTGCAAAGCGTTTAGTACATGCCCCTCTGTACCTATAAGTTCTGTCTCTGACGATTCCGAGGCTGTGCTAGAAGTGTTCCACGTATTGGCTCCGTTTGTAACTGCACCAGCTGGTATAGCATCGCTCCATCTAATTGTAAACGGCTTTTCAGTGCTACCATCAGTCAGGTTAAGAGCTATTAAGTGGTTTCTGAAAGGTACTATAGCTTTACACTTTAGCCCAGACGGCCAGTTTGCTAAATCTTCAAACCGCAAGCCGCCTTGTACATAGCTTTGCGGAGAGTCTAAGCCATTTGTAACTACCAATGCTCCGCCCAGTATACCTCCTTGCCAATTGTTAGTAGTACTGGCCAAGGTAGTATAAGGAACGACACTACCACCGCCGTCCGTTCTTGTAACTTCGCTATGGGTAGTCCCGGTAATTTTAAAAAGCTGGGTTAAGCCTCCGTATATCCACAAATCTGTACTGCCCTGTAGCCATGCTATTGTCCAGTGAGGGGCAGCGCTAGGAGTCCCTAGCACTTGAGAATGTCCTAAGATTTTTCCAGCTTTTCCATCTAGAAACCTTGCGTTCTGGACATCGCTAAAAAACATAGGTGGCATATCGTAAGGCGACAAATCTCTATTGTACGAGAATTGCGCTTGTTTAGCGGATATGTCAAAAAGTTGTTTAGCCATTAGCCAGAGCCTGTCCCAGAACCTGTCTCGGTCTGCTCAGTCCATATAGCGGGGGGTTCTTCTAGCTCTGCAAAGGTTCCGTCTTCAGCTGGGGTAGGAGATTCGAACAATATATTTCCGCCTTGTTCTTGGACTATGTTAAAATGTTCTAATACCCAGTTAGTAGGCATTACGCACCTCTACGAACCAAAGACCCTGGATCGCCTTGCACAGACATGGAAGCAACTGTCCCGCTATATCGCGCAGCGTTTTCTGCTTCTTTTATCTCGGAAAGGGCTTTTTCAAATATAGCGTTAAATCTAGTAGCTTGCTCTGTATCGTTTAAGAATATAGCACCTTCTAAGCAAGCTCCGAAAAGGTACAAATCTGGGAACTCGGCTAAAATATTATTAGAGCCTACGCTGTCGGATAATGCATTAAGCTTGCCAAAGTAGTTTATGTTGATAACATACGCGCCGTCAGGCGTAGGAGCTAATTTTAGAAGTTTCCCCAAATTTGTATAAGCTCTGGGTGATCCGTTTGACACAGCGCCATATTCCCTAGAAACTGATTCTGGGGATAGGTAAGATAGAGTAATGCTAGAATCGCTACGCTCGTAGGTAATATTTCTAAGCTCTATCAAATCTGACGGGTAATCGTAAAAAGCAGTACCGGCAGTAGTAGTAGTCTCTGCCCTGGTCATGTTAGCTCTTACCCGTAGCTCTCTGTTCAAACGATTTTCTGTAAGCGTGATAAAATCAGGGATAGTGCTTGTCAGATCGTCTCTGTTTAAATAACTAGCTACGCTTGCTTTTAACTCTGTATAGTTAGAAAGAGCCATTAAATTACGCTTTCATCAGTCCTAAAGAATCTATTATCTGGATCGTTAAGAAGCTGTTTAATTTTAGGCCAATCGTTTTTATTCATAATATCAATGCCAAGCTCATTTTTCCACTTTTCAATAACAATTAGCGGAATACTGGCTACCTTACGCATACCTGTTGCAGTTTCGCCAGTGCCGTACATAGAGTCTCCGACTTGTTCTTTTTTGTTAAGCTCTATGATAGGCTGAACGTCTTGTACATTGGTCAGTGAAAAATTGTCTTCGCTATGGTCATATTTAAAATACGTTTTAATAGGATCAGTCATTGTTCACTCTCTAAAGTGGGGGAGAACTAAATGCTCTCCCCCTGATTAGATTATGCTAAGTCGAGAACAGCACCATGAGCTTTCTCGTTTTTAACTACGAGAGTGTACTCGGTGATGATTGCACGTTGCTCACCGTCAGATGTGCTGGCCACTTCTTTCTGGAAGAACGGACGTAGGTAAGCTACTCCGTAGTACTCAGGGTCAAGAAGCCAAACATCACGGGCGCGCTGGAAGCGGTTAGGGACAACGGCCATTTCGCCAAAGTCGCTAACATAAACGTCCATGCCACCGATGATGCGCTGATCCGATGCGTCTGTCCAATTGCTGACGCCGCTTGCACCGCCTACGCCGACAAAGCTGGAGAATGTTTGCTTCTGGGAAGGAGCCATCATTAAATATTTAATGTCAGCACCTTCATCGTAGGCCGAAACAATCGCTGCCTTCAATAACGTCTCTGTGAAAGCACGGGCTGAACCGTCTGAACGAGCAGTCGCTCCGGCACCAGTTCCTTGAGAAGCGTTTGATGCCTTATCAATATTCGTATTGATCCATGTGGTCAACGAACCAAGTTTACGAACAGTAGTAGCCGCCGCCATTGCGGCTTTAGCTTGGTTAACGCCTACAAAGGTACGTTCCATGTCACGTTTTAGCTCTTTAGAGCTTTTTGACATTTGATACGCAAGCTCTTCCTTACGTCCGGCTTTTGAAACAGCGTCAAGAGTACCCGATACTATAGTCGTCTTTAAACTGATTTGGCAAATATTGCCTACACGGACAGTTGGCGTTATTGCGGCGGCTGTAAGGGTCTGACCTTCTTCGTTGAAGTTATCAGCGGCTGCTGCTAAAGAATCAGTCTGCCATTCATGGTTAGTAGCAATTGCATCTGAGCGACCGCCCATCGACATAAACGGAGTATCCGTTGGTGAAATGTCGTAAATAACATTTTCAAGGTCTTCGCGCATACCAGCGATAGTGTTAGGGTTCGTTGTCGTAACATTTGTTGGTTGTGCCATATCAACCCCTCCTAGGGTTTAAGTGATTAAGTCCAGAAAAACATTTGCGGCATCTTTCGTATTTCCCGTCTTAGCCAGTCTTTCTCGCTTAGCCTGGATCGCTTTCCTAGATTTTTGTTTCTTAGTCTGCGGTGTACCTGACTTAACTATTTTAGGAGCAGATTTTACCTTTTTACTAGACTGTACCCCTTTGTCCTGCAACATTGCTTTATGCAGTACTAGGACTACTCTGTGATCTGTAATGCTATCTACTTCTTTATCTGGAAAACCTAAGCTTAGAGCATACTCTCTAATATCATTTTTTACGGTAGATGAAGGATCAGCATACTCAGGCAATGCGGATATTAAAAGCTCTGCTTCCTTTTCCACTTTTTGACTCAGTACACTTGACATTTCTTCTTCTGTCTGACGCCGCACCCTTTCTTGTTCGGTTTTGATATCAGAAATCCTATCCCTCGCTTCCTGGTACTCAAGACGCTTTTCCATATATTCCATAGGATCATCGTCTTTAAGCTCTTTCCAGTTGATGTCTTCAAACTGCTTTAGCTCGTAGCTTTGTTGATTAGACATCTGATCCAAGACTTGGGCATATTTATTACGCTCTTCTTGAACCGCTTGTAGATTAGCTTCGTAAGTTTTTCTCTGCTCTGCCAAAGACTGCGATTTACGGGTATAATCCGCTTGCCGCTGATAGCCGTCTCGTAACTCTTCCAGGCTAACCTCAAACTCTTCGCCGTCTACTTTAACAGTATAGGCTTCTGGGGTTTCTGTCTGAGCTTCCTCCTCAACTATCTCGTATTCTTCTTCCGACTCTTCAGAAATTTCCTCGTATTCTTCCTCGTCCATTTCCTCTAAGTCAACAGAAGGTTCTTCGATTGTTTGTTCTGGATTAGTGGTTTCCTCACTTCCAAACATGACATCGAACATGTTAAGCTGTGGCTTTTCGACTTCCGAATCAGGATTAGTCAGCGCCTCACTCATAATTACTCTCCGTTTTCTATTTTGTTATTGTGTACAAACGCTTGTAAGTCTTCCACTACGGAACTTAAAGCATTTACCTTGAACCAGCAAAATTCTCTTTCCTCTGTAGTTTCAGCTATTGACCACTGCTTTACCAAACTATTGTTAAGCTCTTCTAACATATTTTTAAAAACAGGATTTTTTAAAATTATAGTTGCCC